ATTTCTTTGATATTGTAGATAATAAAAAAACAAATGAAAGTATTGCAAAATTAAAAGAAGAAATATATATTTTAATAAATGAAATAAAAGAGTCAATAAAAAGATTTGATACTAGTGGAAATGTACAGTTTGTAAGGGATTCTATTGATATTTATGTCAATCAAATGGAATCAAAATTGAAAGACTTAGCAAGCCTAAAATATAAAGTAAATTTAGTAGAATTTGATGAATCTGATGGTGTATATCGTTTAATACAACGAAAAAATGGTATAGCTGATTTAGAAGATATTTATATAGCGCCAGAAATAGTCAATTTTAATTTTGGTGAAATTTACACTGGAAAAACAACGTCACCAAAGAAAAAGAAAGTACATAATTTAATAATGTTAGGTGATGATGAAACTATACCAAAGATAATTCAACCAAAATACAACGATGATGGAACAATTACATGGGAAAATCCGGAATACCAAAATATATGGAATAAACTGTCACCTAAGTATAAAGATACGTTGTTAGGTAACAGTAATAGAGAGTGGTTATTAGAAACCTTAACTGCATTTGTAAAATATAAAAAAGAAAACAAGCCTTTAGAATTTGTTGCTCCTAGTAATCTGATTATGCCTCCTCAAATTTTAGAAGACGGAAAATATGATTTTGGAAATGATATTTATAATACAACCTTTAACAATCAAGATAAATCATATCAAGATACACTTTTAACATTATTCAGTGAGAAAAACGGAGTAAAAGACTACACTATGTTGCTGGATACTTTGAATAATTTAATTAAACAACAAGTAGGATTTAACAAATATGTTTAATTAGAAAATTATAAAATTAGAAAATATATTTATTATATAATAATATCTAAGAAAATAAGAAACATGATACTAGAATACATTTCATTTCCTATATTTATAATAAGTTTTGCAATTGGTTTATTTTTTGTTTACATTTACGGCCCGGAGATGAAAACAATTTATATTTATCCAAGCCCTGAAAATATTGATAAAGTTATATTTAAGGATAAAGCCGATAGTTGTTTCAGTTTTCAAGCAAATGAAGTTGACTGCCCAAAAGATGAATCAATATTAAGCAAAATACCACTTCAAATTTAATATAATTTTTTTTGTTTATAATTGTTTATATATAATTATATATATATTTACAATCGGCAAGTAAATGACATTACATCTAGGTAGATTTATTCATACAGAAAATGGAAAATTAATCATGTCCATTTTATTAGGTTTTGGACTAGCATCTTTATTTAGAGCTGTATGTAAAGACAAAGATTGTGTAATATTCCATGCACCTCCTTTAGAAGAAATTAAAGATAAAATATATAGATACGATAACAAATGTTATAAATATACGACAAAATCTACAAGTTGTGATAAAAGCAAAAAAATTATTGATTTTTAGGTTATCATGTTATTAGAATTAGAGTCAAAATTAGAATCAGAATAAAAAAATTTGCGTAATTATTATAATCAATCATTCTTTATAATAATTATAGTAACATTAAAAATAATATGAGCGACCCGTCAAGCACAACTACAAGTATTATGGATTTGCCAACTGACCCTGCAAATGGTGGTAACATGACTAACAATATAAATTTAACCGCTAGTGAACAAATACCACAATCAAATATGCAAAACACACAAAATATGCCAGGTAGCACCGCTTCAATTAATTTAGACCAAAGTACTATCAATCAAATCGTAAATGGTCTTCAACAAGCAAGCGTATCTGGTGCAACACAATTACCATCTAGAGACATTCCAATGACAACTAGTAATTTAACACATGATATGAGTATTCAACCAAATTTCATACCACCAGTACCACAAAATCATGGTCAAAGTCAAAATGATTACATCAGTAATTATCAACAAGCCGGCGATATCATGAATGAATATAATTCTAATCTTGAGCGTTCTAACTCACTAGATGACATGTATAATGAAATTCAGGTGCCAATACTTTTAGCAGTTCTTTATTTTTTGTTTCAATTACCATTTTTCAGAAAATTTTTATTTTCCTATTTTCCAGTTCTTTTTTCAAAAGACGGCAATCTAAATATAAACGGTTATATCTTTATGAGTTCATTGTTCGGAATATTATACTATTTATTGAATAAATTAAACATGCATTTTGGTAAGTTTTAATAATGATTTATAATTGTATCATTATGGTCACAATGGTAAGTTTCAAACAATTCTTTGTTATCTAGATAAATCAAATACCAAATATTTACTTCCCACATAATTGTTTTTTCTTGAGAAATAATTTGTAAACATTTTTCTTTCATCAAATCTGCAAACATCAATAATTTTTCTTTATTTCCACCAAATACGCCTCCCGCAAAATACCATGTAATGTCTTTGTAAATATTAACATTATATAGGTTTTGTAAATTCCATATAGTTCCTATTCTAACATTTTCATATTTTTTATTATGAAGTGATTCCAAAGTATTTATATAATTATCATCGTCGCTTCTAAATACATGCCTAATACCGAAATCAACCCATACAAATTGCTCTGTGTTGAAATAATTTAAATCAATTGCTTGTCTAATCCATTCTGTTTTATTACACATGGTAAACATAAATTCAATCGTATCTTTTTCTGTATTATTTGTATGTAAATGAAAATTTGTTAAAACATTGCCATTCATATATTGATATAATTCATAATCAGTTTTGGCAACTAAAATAATTTTAGTGCATTCATTTTCATATGTTTTAATTTGTTCGTACATTATTTCATCTACAAATATTATTTTTGGAATTTTTGCTTTTAATAACAATACTCCTAGTTCAACAAAATTTTCTATATTACAGTCTCTCTTTTGATTTACATTGGTTAAAAATCCAGATACAAGAGTTGTCATTATACAAGTATATGTATATGTATATTTATATATACTTGTACTTTATTTATGTTAATTTTTTTGAAAAAACAATTAAAACTAAAAAACTAAAAAACTAAAAACCTAAAACCCTAAAAATTAAATATTCCTTTGGATTTTCTTGATTTTTTGGATTTACTCTTATTTTTTGTCTTGGTTTGGTGTTTGCGCATTTTGTTTTTCACCGTTTTCGGTTGTTTATTTTTAACTTTATCTACAATATTATCTTCTTTTGTTTTTCCCTTCATAACTTCTGGTTTATAATTTAAAAACCACTCTTCATAATCACGAGTCCCTTTTTTTGTTTGTAATTCTTTGAATTTTTTTGCTTTTTCAGCGCGCATTTCTTCAACTGATTCTTGATGACCATAACAAATAATACTGAACCTCTTAAGCAAACCCTTTTGTTGTAATCTATTTTTTTGTTGTACATCAAAAAGAAATTTGGACATACATAAGATTCTCTCTGAAAATTCATTATAATAATCGCGGTTTGTGTACAAAAAAGACAAATAAAAACTCAACATAGTGTCTATGGTAGCAATTTTGACAGTTTGACCATGAATTTTAATAATATTATAACTATGACATGCGATTGGTTTGTAAATGAAAGCAACAGTATCATTTTCTATTCTCACTTCATAATGTTCAGGAATAATTTCACCAATTGGTTTATGATAAAGAATTTTTGCCTTATTGATGCCAACATCTTTTAACCTTTCTACGACTATTTCAGATGTTGTTTTTGGGTCATGTGATATTACATCAAAGTCTGCAACCTTCTCCAATTTTTTTTTCAAATGTTTTGGCATATATTGTGAATAGAGAGAAATTGCATAACCGCCAAAAAAAACAACTCCTTGGTTGACCAATGTATTTTTCACATTTTCATAAATTTCATCTTCATTTGTTTTATCGGACATTTCTCTCTGAAAATCCATACTGTTACAGTTAATAGATGTTAATGGATAATTTTTGTTTAATAATGCCAAACGTTTTAGGACCTTTTCCCATCTTGATATGTCTCCTGCAGGTCTAGAAAGTTCTAAATACATTGACATTCTCAAGAAGTTAGGAGGTGCATACAATATTCCTGATACTCTAACAGAGTCTTTTTTAAGCGAAGCATATATTTCTTTTGGAAGTTGTGTTAAATCGGCAACTGGTATAAAATTAACAAATACTTTGTATGTTCCGTGATGTTGTCCAGATTTTGCCTCAACATCACTATATCCATTTTTATAATACAAATCTGCTAATTCTTTTGCATCACTTAAAGCATCTGGAGTAAAAAAATCATAATCAGGTATTTCAACGTCTTTATTATAAAACTGGTCTTCTAAAGGTAATATATTATTGATGGCTGTGCCTCCATAACAAATTAAGTTTTTGACTTTGATAAAATCTTCTACGATGAGTATCATTTTCTTAATTTCGTCTGAATTAACAATACGTTTGGCTAATTTTTCTTCCGCATTATCAACTGCCATACGCAAGATTGCTAATTCACAATCTTGAAATGTCAAACCTTTGCATATGTTTTTGTTAGGAGGTTCATGACGTTTTGAAGGTTTTTTCATATTTTGAGTTTATTTATTGTATCTTATATTAAATAGATAAAATAAATCTTTCCTTCAACCTTTGAAAAAGGTTGAGCCAAAATCCACCGATTCTACTTTTAGAAAATTGTAATACAAAAAGTAGAGCAAAACATGTGTCAAAGGGTTTGGCTCCACCTTTTCTAAAGGTGGAAAAGGTGGATTTTAAAGGTTTATTACATTCCAATTACCTGAATTTACTTCAACTTTACTTGAATTTTCAGGTAATTTTTCCGGTTCTACCACTTTGTTTGATTTATCATATAATATAGAATAATCATCACAACTTTTATACAACAACTTGAAATATTGAATCAATTCATCTTCGCCACAATCTGTCATACTATAACATTTCATTTCTGAAAAATTATTTTGCTCCAATATAGCACACAAATTTTCACTGTGTTCTTTATTATCTAATAGTATAAAATCGTTTGTTTTGTCCTCATATAATTTTTTTAATTCATCCAATTTATTATAAAAAGTATCTAGACCTAATATGCAATATTGTTTTTTATAATTAAGATTAATTAGAGTGTTGCAATATTTATGTTCAAAATCTTTACGTTTCCATATTTGACTACTATGTTGTCTATACTTTTCATCCTCATATGCATTTTTTTCTTTCATAACTTCGTCTATATTATAACGTTCGTAACAACGTCTATTTAAATTCCATATAATTCTATTGATTTCTGAATTTCGTATTAATGAAAAATTGTTATTGTTGTTGTTCATATATTGAATATAACCCAACTTATGAATCCTTGCCATTTTTGTATGCACTGCACTCCTGATAAGGATTTCATAATCATCCAAAATTGGTAAATATTCGCAAAAATTTCCCATATCAATTAAGGTCTTTCTCCTCCAAATTCTTGGATGATTTGGTACACTTACAATGTGATTCAACGTAATATTATTAATATTAGGCGTCATTGACACAAATACCCAATTGTTTCTTATTTTTTGTCTATAATAACCAGAATATCCTAATGCGTAAAAATCGCCATATCTATAATTTGTACCATCTTCATATATATTTACAAAATCCATGTAAACAAAGCCAACATTATCATCATCGTCAAACACCTTTGCAGCATCTGATAAAACATATGGTAGTATTTCATCGTCATGGTCCATTTCTAATAAATATTTACCGCGACATAATGAAATCGCCTCATTTTTAACATTTCCTATATTACCGTTATTTTCACTACGCTTGTATAAACGAATTCTTTTATCATCCTTAAAAGTGGCTTTCAAAAATACGAAATGTTCATCATCCGGAGAATCATCCAATATAACCCATTCCCAGTCTTTTAAAGTTTGGATTTTAATGCTATCATATGCTCTTATTATTTTATTATACGAGTTATAACATGTTGTGAACAATGAAAAGACAGGACGACATCCTTCTTTTCTCATAACACACGAATCTAAATAACAATAATTAACACCGTTATTGAATTCATTAATAGTGTTCTCATCTAATGTTTTAAAATGCAACCATTGTCTTCTCATTCTGTCTACAATAATGTCATTAACATCTTTATGATAAAGAGTTTCATTTTCACCAAAAGTAACCAATAAATGATAATTTGAATCATATAACTTGTTTAATTCTTCCTTTTTATTCACTATAAAAATAGAACACACAAACTTATCTTTATTTGCATTTATGAATTCATCAACGTAAGAATATTTATCGTATCTAAAAAACAAAATAAATGGGTATTTCATTGAATTATACTGCGTCATTTTTTTAAATCCTTTTTTCCACCTTTTTATAAAAGGTGGAGCCAAAATTCCACCTTTTTTAAAGACGGAAATCTATTTTTCAAAAAAGTACAGCAAAATAAATGTCAACGTTGTTTGGCTCCACCTTTTGAAAGGTGGAATTAGTAATTAAAATTATAGTAATCACTACTAGCATTTCGTGTTTGGTAAGAATATGCCGGGTTTTGTGGCGTTGGCACAGGAATTGTAACCGGTGTATATCTAAGATTTGCGGGTTTTAATACAAAAGCATATCCACCCTCGTCAAAAAATATCGCATTTTCTTCCAAATAATTGTCCACATGTTGATAACGCATTGCCACCATTTGACAACCTGTCGCTCTACATAATATTCCACTAGGATTAGTTGGATTTACACCAAGGTCAGGATACACAATACTCATACATCTTTGATTGAATTGTTCTAGTTCATTAACATCCGGTGTGTTTTTTACGTCATAATATGATAACGCTCGCATAAACACTGAATTACTTGTCATATTCACATATTCCATGAATTCTTTGTTCTCCAAATAGGAATTATTTGATTTGTCAACGATTAAAATAATTTTATTCATAAAAGAAGTTAAAGGTTGGGCTCCAATGTTTTTACCATGATTTTCATAACTATAATTTTTACCTAACATGATGTTATCATATGATTTAAAAATAGTTGCTAAATTAGTATACATTGCTTGCTCGTTACTTTTAACTCTTAAATGAATAATCAAAGGGTCACTTGGGTTTGGTACGGTTCCACCAGAAAAAGCATAATTACTTATTGTACTCATTACATCACTAAAATTTACACTATTGAATGTTTCTTTAACGAAATAGTTGGTGTTGTTTGAACTACTACTTGATACAACAGGTTGGTTATTAATATTGTATATCTCAAAATCTAAACATCTGACACCTTGTTTGAGAATACTTTTCAAAACACAAATATCTACATAATCATTTTGATTACTTCCACCACTACAAGCGTTAAAAGCAGTTTTAATGTAATAATCATACAAATTACCACTACAATCACTAATACTAGGAGATATAGATTTAATATTTCCATCAATAGATGGATACAACATATTTAAATAATTACATTCTTTTGATACAAGTGTAGTCAAATAAATCATATAAGATACATAACTGATTACGATAATTAATATAAGTGCTAAAATAAAATAAGAAACAAAATCTTCGTTCATATTATATATTGCATTCAAGTTCAAATTTTGATTTGCCATTCTTAACTTAACTTAATATAATTATATATATTATTTAAAAATAAAAATATTATATTTTATATTTTATTGTATTATTATTTAGAATTAAATAATAATATATATTAACTAACAATTGATATTATATGGCAGGTGGATTATTAAATTTAGTATCAAGTGGACAACAAAATGTAATATTAAATGGCAATCCTTCAAAAACTTTTTGGAAAGCTGCATATTTAAAATACACCAATTTCGGTATGCAAAAATTCAGAATAGATTTTGAAGGTAGTACGACATTGCGTTTGGCAGAATCATCTACATTTCAATTTAAAGTTCCAAGATACGCTGATTTATTAATGGATACTTACGTTGTATTAGATTTACCGTCTATATGGAGTCCAATTTTGCCTCCTCAAGAATATGTTAATCCAGACGGAACAACATCATATACTGGATGGGCTCCGTATGAATTCAAGTGGATAGACTACATCGGAGCCATGATGATTGAAAAAGTAACCATTAATTGCGGTAATCAAAAATTACAGGAATATTCGGGTTCTTATATTTTAAATATGTCTCGCAGAGATTTTAGTGCTGAAAAATTGAAATTATTTTATGAAATGATTGGACATGTTCCTGATTTGGTTGACCCAGCAAACGCGAACAGTCGTGTGAATTCTTATCCGAATTCTTACTATACAGATAATCTTGCCGGCGCAGAACCTTCTATAAGAGGAAGACAATTATATATTCCTTTGAATTCATGGTTTACACTGAAAACACAGATGGCTTTCCCTTTGGTTTCACTACAATATAATGAATTGCAAATTAGTGTAACAATTAGACCTGTAGGCGAATTATTCAAGATAAGAGATGTTTTTGATTCGGTTAATAATTACCCATACGTGGCACCAAATTTCAATCAATTTCAAAATCAAATGTATAGATTTTTGCAAACACCTCCAGACCTTGTTTTGGGAATAACTTCTTATTTAGACCAACGCAGTGTATGGTTTCCTAATGTACATTTGATGTCAACTTATTGTTTTCTGTCAAATGATGAATCGCGTATATTTGCAAAAAATGAACAAAAGTATTTGTTTAAACAAGTAAATGAAAAAGTGTTTTATAATGTTACTGGGCCAAATAAAGTAGATTTAGATTCGCTTGGATTGATTTCAAGTTGGATGTTTTATTTTCAAAGAAGTGATGCGAATCTGCGCAATGAATGGACGAATTATACCAATTGGCCGTATAATTATTTGCCATCGGATGTGAGTCCTGCTTCTACTTATGGAAATTATACATTGAGTAATGGGCAAACCATTGGTCCTGGGGTTAACCCAGATGGACGTTTAACAGGTTATATGACATCAGGAACTTATACTATGCAAAATATTAAAGAAATATTAGTTGGTATGGGAGTTTTATTGGATGGTCAATATAGAGAAAATATACAGAGTGCAGGAGTGTTCAATTATGTAGAAAAATATACAAGGACAGCTGGTGCGGCGCCAGATGGCCTATATTGTTATAATTTTTGTTTGAACACGTCGCCATTAGACCTTCAACCATCAGGTGCTATTAATATGAATCGTTTTACACAAGTACAATTGGATTTTACAACAGCTATCCCTGCATTGGACCCTTTAGCCCAAGTGTTGACAATATGTGACCCCCAAACAGGAGATATTGTAGGTATTAATAAACCCACATGGAGAATTTATGAATACAATTATAATTTGTATGTCATGGAAGAACGAATTAATATGGTAGTATTTGTTGGTGGAAATGCTGGGTTGATGTATGCTACCTAGTCCACCTTTGAGAAAGGTGGAGCCAAATCCTTTGACATTTGTTTTGCTGTACTTTTTTGAAAAGTAGAAAGGTGGAGCCAAATCCTTTGACATTTGTTTTGCTGTACTTTTTTGAAAAGTAGAAAGGTGGAGCCAAATCCTTTGACATTTGTTTTGCTCTACTTTTTTGAAAAGTAGAAAGGTGAAGCCAAATCCTTTGACATTTGTTTTGCTCTACTTTTTTGAAAAGTAGATTTTCGGTTTTACCTTTTTCTAAACTAAAAATTCTGCTGTTTGGCTCCACCTTTTCTAAAGGTGGAAGTAAATAAAATGGCAAAATAAAGCCAAAAGAATACCAATATAAACATCAAAAATAATAATAATACATTTATTAATATTATTTTCAATGCCATAATAATGCCATGGAATTGCAATTGCTCCGTAACCCAACTGCGCAATTTGAACACTCGTAATATAGAGTTTATATTTTCGTATTTTGCGTCCAAGAACATGGAACATGGAACAAAAATAGTATAAATACATTATGGAATGCACGCCTGAATTCAATAAACTTGCAAAAAATATTGCATCTAATTTGTATACATAACCTAAGTGCCATATAATAGTGGCACCCATGTGATGGAATTTCTGTAAAAATATAGGTTCTCTTTTTTTTGCGTACAAGATAAACGTATCAATAAATTCATAGTATTTGGATAGATAAAACCAAAATAACAAAGAATCAACGCCTTGCATATGAAAATAATATTGTGATTTTGCAATAATGCGATTTTGTATGAATACATTGAACAAACTGATAAACGTGTACATACTAAAAATTTGTAAAAATAAGTTATGACATAACGAAATAGATGTGACAATAGTTGGTGGAATCGCTTGTAATTCTTTTTTTGATACATTTATATAAAATAAATTCATTATTATTGGATAAAGAAAATGTAGCATCGTTTTGTGATGATGTATGGGTTATATACTTAATTTTAGGCTGTCCTTTTATATTGTTTTGTATTATATTTTCCACACTTTTGTGCGGGTTCAAATATTCACTGGTATAAATTGGGATAAAATGTAATAAGTTTTTATTTAATGTATATTTAATAATATATAATGAAGTTTCTCTCAAATATTATAATCATAAACGGTATTTATGATATTTTATGTGCGCTATCAATTTTAAAAATAGTGAATATACCACTTATAAAAGATTTACACATGTCTATGTTGAAAGATAATGAAAAAAATAATCCATTAATGGAGAGATTTATGGCATATTGGATATTTACTTATGGAATTTTACGCATTTATAGTGGGTATTATAAAAATTATAAATTAGCAGCAATTTCTTATTTTATAGAAGCTATAATAATATCAAATGAATATTTTATAAATAAAACTATGTTAATGGAACGTAGTTTGTTTGTTATATTTTTCTCTCTTGTTTTAGGATTTTTAGCTCTATATATGGTGTAATTGAGAAGAGGTATAAATCTTCAAGTGGGGACAAGACAGTCTTTAAGTTATTTTGGGAATTTATTATATTATCTTCATTTTTTTTTCCAAAAGTATTTTGGGATTTTCAATTTTGGACATTTTTTTTGTCCATTTTTCAAAAACCCGAAAAAGTCTTGGAAAAAAACATACTTTGTGACCATAATTGAAAATTAGCGTCTTGTTACCAAAAAAATAATTCATAAATTGTTATGACAATTTTTTGAAATTATTATTTAAATATTTTTTCTTTTTATAAAATATGGAAACTTTGGAAACTTTAGGAAACCAAAAGTTGCAAAAAAGTTGCATGAATTATTATTGTAAACATTGTGACTATGCAACGTCTCGTAAAAGTAGCTATAATAAGCATATTTTGACACTGAAGCATGTAAAATATGAAAATGGAACCATAATGGAACCAGAAAGTTGCAAAAAGTTGCAAAAAAGTTGCAACAATAATTATATATGTAATAATTGCAATAAAGAATATATTAATAAAAGTGGTTTATGGAAACATAAAATGAAGTGTAATTTAAATAATAATAATAAAGATGATATTATACAATTGTTACTTAAACAAAATAATGATTTAATCAAGGAGCAATCTGATATAAAGCAAATTATTCTTGAAATTGTAAAAAATGGAACTAATAATACTGTTAATAATAATAATAATATAAACTCTCACAATAAAACATTTAATTTGCAAGTATTTTTAAACGAGACCTGCAAAGACGCTATGAATATTAGTGATTTTATAGAATCGGTTAAATTGCAAGTCTCTGATTTAGAACATGTTGGGAAGGTTGGTTATATTGAAGGAATTTCCAATATAATCATTAAAAATCTACAAGCATTAGAAGTTGAAAAACGACCGGTTCATTGTACTGACCAGAAAAGAGAGGTTATGTATGTGAAAGAAGATAATGTTTGGGAAAAAGAAGATGAAGCAAATCAAAAATTACGCAAAGCCATCAGAATGATTGCTCATAAAAATATTTGCATGTTCAAAGCATTCAGAGAGAAATATCCAGATTGTGAAGAATATGATTCTAAGAAAAATAGTCAATACAATACAATTGTCTATGAATCTATGGGCGGAAAAGGAGATAATGATTATGAAAAAGATACCAAAATCATTAAAAAGATTGCCAAACAGGTTACAATTGACAAATATTAGTGTAAATACGCATTGGATGCCAGAGGTCCATCATCTAGAAATTGTCCTGTAGTAGTATATCGCTGATTATAATTAGGCATAAATTTTAACCCAGCCGGTTTATAACGTTCATCAAATAATTTTTGCCCACCTTTAAAATCACTTATCCAGGTATTTACACCAAAATTCGCCTGAGGAGGTTTATCTAATTTCTTCTTATTTGATGTGAATAATTTAGCTTGAGTTCCCATGTCAGTTGTTAAACTGGAATATCTTGGGGTAACACCCCAAGTTAGTTTTCCAGCATCATTTTGACCAGGAACATCCGCAGTGGATTGTTTGAATCCAGGACCATATGGATTGCACCCTCGGCAATCAATATCGGCAGTACATTGTTCGCCTGTAATCGCACAACGCGCAGTAGCAGGAGCGCAGAAATTTTTACAACTATATGTTGAAGTTAAGGGCAAATCAACTGTATGATTTGTTGAAGGTGAACCAACATCTTCATAAAGACCAATATTGGAATTAAAACATTCTGTATAATAACCATTTTTGGATAAATAGTTGATATAATTGAAAATTCCGATTAAAAGAACTACGGATATTAACGCTAAAATAATTACTGTGTATTGTTTTTTATTTAGTTTCATGATTTATATAATTATTTTATATTTTATTTTCACTTTACCAATAATATTATATTATTTAATTATAAGTACAGTTATAGTTAAATAAATATGGCAAATACAAATACAACTAATGATACTGAGCAACTTGACGAAAAAAAACAAACACAAACAAATAGTTCAAGCTCAACAAAACAAGGCTTTAAAAATATTGGTTCCTTTTTGATATCTGTTCTACTAACAATTTTATTGGTTGTAGGTTATTTCATTTTTGGTTCTGTCATTCTATATGAATGTAAATTAGCACAATGTAATATTCTACCAACTAGTTTAGAATGTTATCCATACACCAATACTTCTCCTGAAATACAAAAAGTCTCAACAAATATTTTTATTACAAATACAGACCCACAAGAATCAGTCAAGTTAAGTTTTCCTTATGAAAAATACGAGAACTCAACAAATATGATTTTAGATAATTTCCGTAAATACAAATACCACTCTAAATCTAATTTTTTGATTAATTACATTATTTCAATTTTAGAAGGGTTAATCAACTATAGTAATAATGCTTTGACAATGTTTTTCAACATATTGAATGGAATGCCAGAAATATTAATAATTGTTTTTGGTCCTATTTTATCTACAATTTATTTTGGTTTAGCTCCTATTATAGGAATTTTTGTGTTTATATATCACTATTTTTCAGAAATGAAATGGTTTTTTAAAGAAAATACTAATATAAATTCTAGCTCTGGTGAAAACAATAAACCTATTTGGTCTGATGTCAATATATTAGAACCGGTAAACTATGGCATAGCTATATTTTTAGTTTTCATTTTTTTTATACTATTTTGGATTTTATTGTTTACAGTTACACCAATGTTAACAATGTTGATTTTTTACATATGTTTATTTATGACATTCAGTTACAAAGGCGAAATAGACAACAAAGAAACCTCTATTTTTACAATTATGCAAGACATTTTCAAACATTATAAAGTAACAATGACAACTATTTTTACTATAATGATTATTTTGAGCGCATTTAGTAACTTGGGAGCAATATCAGGAGTTTTTTCAATACTTACAGTTCTTTTAATATATTTTAATATCATACCAATCAAAGTATTTGAATCTATAAAAGCAAGTAATTTATCTTCTTTATCTAGTTTTAAACAAGCTGTTAAAAAATGCAGCGCCATAGAAAGAAAACCCAAAACCTTTTTACAAGGATTAGAAAATTTTTTTGATAACAAAAAGGGCGGAGGAATTGGAAGGGAATTGAAAAATTTAAATAAAAAAATGAAAATCTGAAAACTGAAAATTAGAGAGAAATAAATAAATTAAAAATATTACATAAACATATGAATTTATGTAATATAATACAACCCAATGCGACACACGAAACTGAACAATAATAAAGAAGATAAATTAGGAGTAGAAAAATACCCCGCTGTAAGTATATGTACACCAACTTTTAACAGACGACCTTTCATACCTTATTTAATAAAATGTCTGGAACATCAGAGTTATCCGAAAGAAAAAATAGAATGGATTATTATAGATGATGGTACGGATAAAGTAGAGGATTTATTTTTACCGCTCATTGAAAAACAGAATGAAAATCAAAAATATACAGTAAAATATTTCAAATATGACAGTAAAATGACACTAGGAAAAAAACGAAATCTAGCGCATGAGAAGTGTAGTGCTGATATAATTATATATATGGACGATGATGACTATTATCCACCAGAAAGAATAAGTCATGCGGTTGAGACTTTACAAAAAAATCCGAAAGCGTTATGTGCAGGGTCAAGCATAATGTATATTTATTTTAAACACCTTACTAAAATGTATAAATTTGGTCCTTATGGCCCCAATCACTCCACTGCAGCAACTTTTGCTTTTAGAAAAGAATTATTGAAAGAAACTGGTTATGACAACGAAGCATGTTTGGCGGAAGAAAAAAAGTTTTTGAAGAATTATACTATACCATTTGTCCAATTGGACCCGATGAAATCTATTTTGGTTTTCTCACATAACCATAATTCGTTTGATAAAAAAATATTATTAAAAGATGGAACAAACCAATATGTAAATAAATCAGATGTACATGTTGAAGATTTTATTAAAGAAAGCGACATTATGCAATTTTTTATGAAGGATATTGACACATTACTTGAATTATATGAAGAAGGTAAACCAGAGTTTAAACCTGATGTAGTAAAACAAATGAATGAAATGAAAGAACAAAGAGAAAAGGTGATAAATGAACATAAGCAGCGACAAGAAAAAGAACAACAACAATTTTATAATAATTTTGCAAATTCAGCTACAAATTCAGCTACAAATTCAGCTACAAATTCAGCTACAAATACAATTACAACTAACAATAAGATTAATGAAATGACAATGTTATTAAATGAATTATTATTGGAAAATAATCAATTAAAAGACAAGGTAAAATATTTGGAGGAAAAAATCAAAAAAATAATTACACAAAAAATAGAAGAGAAAAAAGGTGGAATATTGGGTTAGCAAATAAAAATTAGAAATAAATAAGCTTAAAGATACTACAAATATATATTTATTATTGATAATATTAGTATACAACATACAAATATGTATTACGAAGATAGTTTTCACCCAAATGAAGAAAATGCTATAGCTACAAATAATCAAAAAAAAGAATTGAACAGTGTTAAATCTTTTGACCCAGGATATGGTTACGTTTATAGAAATAAATTGTCGGCTTCAAATAAAATAAAAAGTACTAGACTTGATTGTTATACTTCAGGTGATTCAGGAATGCGTATAAGAAATGCTGAAACTGGACAATACTACAAACATA